CTATAAGCCGTAGAATGACTGGTAAAAGAGCTTGGTCTACAGTTGGGCCTGGTCTCTTGACACACATTTGCCAAATGTATGAATTTAAGAATATTACCATGTATCCTAGCCATTATTTCTTACCATTTCATTATACCGGTATTAAATATGTCGGCCACGACAAGGTATATGCTTATCAGGAATGGGGTTCTACAAAACAAAACTACGACGCCATGAATCAAGTCGAGCTGCCAGCCGAATTTAATAAACCTGAGGCATCATGTTCTATTTTGATTTCCAGCTATAACACAAAATCACAGTACCTCGTCGATTGCTTAGCTTCTATAAAGGCACAGCTCGGCCGCTTTAATATTGAAGTTGTATGGATTAACGACGGCTCTACTGATGAATGTACTGCTTCGCTTAAATCTATTTTAAAACAATTTAAAGAGACTACCCGATGGACTGATGTCGTATTTGATGAAAATTGTGGTAACAAAGGTATTGGATATAGTCTCAATAAAGGTGTACAAATGTGCTCTCATGAAAATATCATTAAAATGGATAGTGATGATATTATGGTTGAGGGCAGAATTGCGAAACAATTGAACTATATGCATGAACACCCTGACTGCATGATTTGTGGCGCACAGGTTTCAATGTTTAAAAATAACTCCATTAAAAATGTGGCCATGAAAACCACCCATCCATCGATTACGTGGCAAGAATATGTGGCGTCACCCAAAGACTGGTTTATTAACCACCCCACTGTGTGCTATCGGAAATCTGCAATCATTGCTGCCGGGAATTACGGCGTTATTGACGGACATTTGATTCAGGATTTCCATCTTGAGCTGAAAATGTTAAAAACACATGGTAAAATTCACAACATGCCTGATGTCCTGCTCCATTATCGACTGCATCCTGGGCAAGTAACCAATACCGCAGGAGACCCTAAATGGAAGATAAAACGACAAGAAATAATTGCTGATATGTTGGCTAAAACATCTTAAACATGTTTTTTCGTCTATCTGTCCTGTGTTCTAAGTTTAGACAGTATATACGATCTACATAGTTATTTAGCACTATTTCTACTCCTCAGCGCTTTCCGGGTCTTCCTCGCTTAATCTTTCCCGCATACGAATAAGAGCCTCTGCTTGAATATGATGATACACAGCAACTATTTTTTGCTGATCGTCTCTGCTATTTAGATCTGCTAAAGTCTGTTGTTTATTTATGTTGTAAATTTTTCGCGACACCAGTATATTTAGCGAGAGTAAGATCACTGAGATATTGATTAGTATAAGAAGTTACCGCCTGTGACGGAGTTACAGGGTCAGAAGGAATTACCGTGTTCTTTTTTGGCAATGTTCTTTGCGTTGGGGTTAACTTATGGGGCTCAGTTCCACCTCTATCAGATCTATTAGCCAGCATTTCTTCATCTTCTACAAGCTCTTCTGGTTTAAGAATAACATTATCTGGCCTTTTCATAGCATCAGGAATAGGAAGAAGATTAGGATAATATTGAACTGCATGCCCTAAATCTCCAGGAATGGAACAATAATGAGAGTACCTGCTCCCACCAGTATCTAGAGCAATATTAAGAACAACGTCCAAAGTAGAAGTTTGGCTGCTTGCGGGGTATCTAGCCGGCGCGGTGTCCTTAATTCCAACAACTATAATATGGAGACCAGAGTTAATCATTTGATCAATTAACTCCTGTGTATTAGCACCTAGCGATTTAAATCCGGCTGCACTTTTAAAATTGTCGTTAAACTTAAAAACGTCGCCTACGAGGAAACCACCTCGTTCGTATCTCCGCATATAAGATTCATGTAACTTAACAAACTTTTTACCTGCCATAATATTATTTATACAACTCTGCAGATAATCACACAGATATATAAACTTAATCTTTAAGTAATTCAGCTATTGTGTGAAATGCTGTAAACACTTCAACGTCTTCTTCTATAGCAGGTCCTAGATCCTCTTCGAGTTCAAAAGAGTGTGTTGTATGCGCGACCATTTGAATCTCCCACCTACCATCTTTAGCATATACCCGACCTTGTTTTGGGTTTGGAAGACCTAATCTTGCATAAACTTCGCTTTTTAGAGCTGATACTAGATCTCTAGTAGCTACTTCGACATTTACATCAGCCTTACCTTTAATTTGCATACTTAATTATATTATAGTTCCTTAAACTCGATTTACCATTGAGGTATTAAATATAATAAATGGCGCTTTTAAAGATATCCGATATTTCTGTTGACAAATCGAGTGATGCTGCTTTAAGCAAAGGGTATCTATATAAAGATTTGCTTTTACCTATTAGAAACCGGGTTTCTTATAACAATCAACTTAAAAGAAATGTTGAGCTAAGAGATATACAGGGCCTCTTTGATTTGGGAGCTGTAAAACAAAGTATAGTTAATTGTTTTCTTACGTCCCCGGGTCAAAAAATACTTAGTCCGGAGTTTGGCATTGATTTAAGGAGACATCTTTTCGAGCCTATTGATGTTTGGACTACTATGGCCATTGAGGATGAAATTAAAGATAAATTGCCTGGATTGGAGCCTAGAATACAATTACAAAAAGTCACAGTTGAGCCTGATATTGACCAACAGGAGTATAATATTACTCTCCAAATTAACGTGCCATCATTAAATGTATATGGGCTATCATTAAAGTCAGTATTAAATAGTAATGGATACTTTATTTCTTAATTATGCCTACAAATAATACATCGAATGATTTTTTAGATTTTAATCTTCCGCAGAATGCATATGCTGCGTTTGATGCTGTTAGCTTAAAAAGCTATATTGTTGAAAGATTAAATGAAAATGAAAAATTTACAGATCAAAATTTTGATGGAAGTAACTTAGCAGCGGTCATTGATATTATAGCCTATTCCTATCATGTACTTCTATTTTATCTCAATAATACAGCAGCAGAAGTAAACTTTGATCAAGCTACGTTATATGAAAATATGAACAGAATTGTTAAGCTTATTGGCTACAAGCCGGCAGGTAAGCAAACTTCTCTTGTTCCTATAAATGCTGTTGCTTCAGAAAATTTAGGTATTAGTAATTACACTATTCGTAAATATTCTTATTTTTTACTTGATGATATACAGTACAATTTCATAGAAGATATGTCATTTGATAAGACTATAGCTGGTATACAGAGTATAGAAACAATAAATGACAATGCAGTACTGTATCAAGGCTCTATATCAGAATACCCTGATTATATTGCCCAAGGCGAAGAGTTTGAAGTTTTACCAATTGTGGTCGAAAACATAGTGGACTCGGACGATACTAAATTTATAGCAGATAACACAATAAGTGTGTATGTTAAAGAAAAGAACTCAGGGCGGTGGTATATATATGACGAAGTAGATAGCCTTTATCTTGCAAAATCTCGAGATAGAGTATTTGAAAAACGATTAAATGAAAGTGGTAATTATGACGTAAAATTCGGTAATGGGATTTTTGGTCGCCGGCTTATTGAAGGGGATACTGTTGGTGTAAATTATATCTTATCAGATAATAATAAAGGCATTATAAGTAAAAATGCAATAAATGGTAATAAGCTATTTATATATAATTCTTCTAGACAAAATGCAGTATTTAATGACACATATTTAAATAAAGAGGAAACTACTTTTATTACCGTTACTAACAGTTCCGAATTGTCTTTTAATAACCCAGTGAATTCTTCAACACTTACAGATGAAGAAACAGTTGAACAAATAAGAGAAAATGCGCCAAAATCCTTTTCATCCCAACTAAGATTAGTAACTGAGGGAGATTATGAAAGCCTAATAAACAAAAATTTATCTAACCTTGTTACCAGTGCAAAAGTTGTTAATAATACGGAATATTTAAATGGATACATACAGTATTTTTACGACATTTGCGTTGATCCTAATAAAGTTAACCGAGTAATAATTAATCAAGTAAATTTTGCCGACGCATGTGACTTTAATAATATTAATATTTTTGTTGTGCCAAAATTTGTGATCGGTGAAGATAAATCTTATCCACCGTTTTTAAGTAACTCTTTTAAAAATCTTATTATACAGCTTACCGGGGACAAGAAAATGGTATCTAATGAAGTGGTACCAAGAGATCCAATATATATGGCCTATGGGATTGGAGTAAGTAATTTTTCCGAGACAAATTTAAGTTTATCTGTATTGGACGATACAAAATTATATGTTGTCCGGGAGGCTACCAATAAAATAAATAAATCAACGCTCAAAGGTCGCGTCAACAGCACAATAAAAGAATTTTTCTTACCTAAAAATAATCAGCTAGGACAAAATGTAAGCATAACAGCGTTGACAAATTCTATTTTATCCTTGGAAGGTGTAAAAAGAATTTATACTAAAAATACTAAGGAAGGGTTATCTTTTAATGGAATTTCCTTTTTATCTTTTAACCCGCTTTACCCTGAAAGTGATATAGAGATAATTAACCAAGATACTACATTACCGTTTTTTAAATTTCCCTATCTATATTCTCCATTCTCTATTTCAAACCGAATAACTGTTCTAGATGAGTAATATAGTCACAGACTACGCAACTTTTAGTGTTATAGATTATAAAAACGAAGAGCCATTAACGACTGCTGGTGTTATCTCTTCGTATAATCTTCTCTTTACGCCTCTTATTTTCCAAGCAAAAATATCAGAGACTACCTCCTCAAAGGGCCTACAACTTAACAACACAAAAGTTATTTTTGATTTTGGCGACGGTACAACAAGCAGCGGTCTGTCTAGTTCACATCTCTTTAAAGTACCTGGAAAATATAACGTTAAGATGATACTTAGAGATTGTGCAAACAATGCTGTGTTGGGTTCTTACAATAGCGACGTTGAAATCCATGACTATATAATTAATACGTTTGATGTTGAATTTGAAGACCCAACCGTTGGTGCAGCTGGTGGGGGGCATCTAGGCAAGGGGCACTTAAGTAATTTAAACTTATCTGCTGGAGGATTTTCTGCACCTCTTAGTGTTATTTCTCAAACTCCATATTATCAAGATTTTCAAGATATATATTACAGTGTTTCAGGAATTAATTACGATAATTATTTTAATTTAGAAAATAACAAATTTAATCATTTAAAGAATTATTATTCTTTGTACAAAAAGGTTTTCTTGCCATCTCTATCCGGAAATGAATACGTGGAGCTTAAAAAAATAGGGCTTTCTGCGGATAATATATATGTTAAGCTCTCTAGCTTCGGGTCCAATGCCGGGCAAGTTAAAATAACTGTTTGTGACGAGGCTGATACATCTGCAATTTTGGCAGGAAGCTCAGGAAGAGAAATAGTTTATTTTAAAACAGAAGAGCAAACTACACCCATTTATATTTCTCTATATAAAGATAATAAAAACATATACACAAGAGGTCAAACCAAATTAGAAAACAAAGACTACCTAAATGTATTAAACATAACCCTATCAACTTATGTAGGCTCAACATCGGGGCAAACGTTAAGTAATATAGGTATAACTTCCAATGGATTATGCGAAGAAGGTGACGAGCTAAACTCCTTTCCTGTAAGTCCAGTACAATTTAAAGGAGTAGGAATACCGTTTGTGTTAAGCCCTAAAAATACAGATAACTACACAGCAAAGGCGCTATCAGCTAGTTACCCTTATTTTAAAATTTTATCTGGAAGCAATACCCTTACACATCCTCTATGTATTGTAGCTACTCATAATTATACCATTTCTAGTATAAGCAGCCCGCTTACAACCTTTGGTACTAATTTTTGGTTTAGGGGACTTTTAACCTTTAATGATAACCTATCAACTGCTCCAACTACACTAACGTTAAGCGCTTCTAATGATTATGTTTTTGATTCCACTATAACTAATTTAACCGGGGCTACATATTTGTCTTGTTTTCCTAAAGATTACTATGCATTATATAAAACCAACGAAGATTTTGATTTTGAGCAGACAATTAAAGACCTAAGGTTTCAAGAAATATTATTAGACAAAAACATATTCTTTACCGATTTTATAGGAACTATATTTGGGGGTGTGAGCAGCAGACACAATCTATTAGGTAAAAAGCTTTATGAAAGTATCTGGAACTTCGTACAAAACAACTATGACATAGATTTTTGTGATGTAAATAGCCTTGTTAATTTATCATCTATGCTAGATGAAGAAGGGCTGGTGTTTGATAGAACAATTTTACAACAGCCGACTGAAATAAAAAGATTAATTAATATTTTAAGTACTAGTTACAATAAGTTTAGAGGAGCTAAAAACAAATTTTCGGAAAATTTTGATAGCAAAGGTCACGTAACAAAAAATACATATGGAAAAAATTTAAGTTCGTCGGTGCCGGGCTATTTGAGCGCCGGGGCTGGGAACATAAATACTATTTCTTACGTAGTAACTGCCGGTACACCTATCGTAGCATATGAAAAATTTAGTGGTACGTATGCAAAATTAAATACCTATCAACCATTGAGCTCGGCTACCTTACGTGATGGTA